TTTGATTTGCTCCTCGAGTTCAGCAGTAGATTCATCCTCAAGGTCTTTAGCTGCCGTTGTTGCAATATCATAATCTTCAGCTAATTGCGCTTGCTTAGCTTGCAGTTCTTCAAGCTTCTTTTGCGTTTCATCAACCAAGTTGTTAATGGTGACCATTTGAGCTTGAATGGCCGACACATTGTTCCTCTTCTTTTGGTTTTCCGCATTCTTTAATAAGATGGCTTGTTGTTGTTGGATAAGTTCTGATGCGCTAATTGGTTCAAGTGGTACATCATCATAGCCAACTAACTCTTTAGCGTACTTATCTTTTTGATTTGCAATTTGACCTATAGAATGACGTTTTGCGTACACCTCTTGGTGTTTACCCTCTAGTTTATTTAATTCGTCTTCTACGCCCAATAATTTCAAAAGTTCATTTGCTTTTTCCTTGTCACTCATTTCCATGAACTTAGGAAGATCTAATGCTAGTTGCCCAATAAACCCATCTAAAATACGTTGACCAGATTTTTTACCTTCTGGATCTACGACTTTTAATGTGCTGCTATTACCACTACGTGTAACCACTAGCCCATTAGATAGCTTCACTTCTAATTTAGGTGGGTTGTAGCTCCCATCACGTACCGCACTAGATGGTTCAAACTTTGCACCGCCTAGTGTCCAAGCAATGGCATCAAGGATAGATGTTTTCCCTTGTCCATTCTTTCCACCAATAATGGTTAACCCATTAGGTGATGGTTCATAAGACACAGCTTTAACACGCTTTACATTTTCTAATTCAAATGAATTAATTTTGATTGATTCTCCCATGCATTTGCTCCTTATTCTTGAGTACCAGCCAATAACAAGTAATTGGTTAATTCAGATTTAATTGAATCGGTTTCAGATTTGATGGCATCTTTAATGTAACGATTCATAATTGGGCAAGATAACTTGAACGATAATTTATCTCCTTCGTCTTTAGGTTTAATGATGTCTAATTGCACTTCAACTTTTTGAGTGAATTGGCTTTCATTAAGAATGACCATGTTTACGAAGATAAAGCGAGGCATCTTTAAAGTACCTTCCGCTTCTTTTACTTTGATGCTCATAACATAGTTGTCATCATCAGTTCTAGTAAAATCGCCTTCCGTTTGTGTTACGTATTTGAAGTTTCTAACAGCAATTAAAAGCTTTTCGTAATCTTCGATTTCATGTTCATGAATTCGGAGTAAATCAAGCATTTCTTTTTGTGTTAAATTTAGATCAAAGATGGAATCCCATTCTTTAAACTGTTCGCTTTTTTGAAATGCGTATACGATTTTGTCTTGCGTACGATCTGTTACAGTGCAGTCTGTTACTGCTACAACCTTTTTGTCTGAATATGTAATAACAGATGTTTTAGGGTCGCCCTTAGCTTTTACACCTTTAACAAATGATTCAGCACTACTAATTTCATATCTAAATCCGTGATATTGGAATATGTCATTAGCTTCACCACGACGAATAATAACTTCACCATTTTCTGCTGCTTGTACATTTAAGTTAAATTTTTCTTCCATTGTGTTAACCTCTCTTTTCTGTTGTTGAATTAAATGTTAGAACTTCCAATTCTGGCTTTTCGTTGACATCGACTTTTACGGTGAAGTCATCCGCATAAGAACCAATAGCACGACGTGAGATAGCTGGTAATGTTGATTTAATATTGTAACCAAGTTCTACGATGGTATCGGTATCTGGAACTCGTAACATTTCAATGTTAATGGTGATTTTAGCTTTCTGACCTTTTGAGATTTTTCGTAATGCATCTTTGTACATTTCCTCAAATTCAGCTTCTAGCTTTCCATCACAAATATTAGTTAGATTTAAGACTTGTTGTTTTTCATTCATTTGTTTTTTCCTTTTCAAATATATTAATTAACTCATTTAAAAGAGTTAGTCCTTTTTGTTTTTCACACATATCTTGTGTGGATTCTAAAAATGCTATAAATTGCGTAGTATCAAGATTTTTATGTCCAAAGTTGTAACCAGCCGAAACTAAAAGTACAGCAATTTCTATTACTCCACCATCAAATTCATCTTTATTTAAGATAAATTCCATATCATGACCACCATTATCTTTAGGTGTTAATATGATTTCGATTTTTTTTTGCATTTTTCTTCTCCGTGTTATAATTTCTATAGGTGTTATTTACCTACGCCCGTTTAGCTTGCCGGTTAGCGGGCGTTTTCTTTTTCATATACGTCAGCGCACACCCAAACGAGTCCGCCTGTAATAATTTGTAATAGAAACTGGAAAAATCCAATTCTATCGATTTCTAGGCTCCCCATGGATCCGATAATCCATATGAAAGCCGCCCATTTTAAAGCAGTAATCATAACTTCAACTCCTCTCCTGCTATAACCAGTAATTCACTGGTTATTTTTCGTATAATTATTTTTAACTTTTCATTTTCTTGTAAAAGTTCATCACGCTCCTTTTCTAACTTCCTGTATTGTAGTGGACTGTATTCATCTACAATCCCTACAAGTGCCTCGACTTCTTTTTTATTGAAGCGGACGCCCGGAAGCCCTTTTACTTCACGTAGAATGCCCCGTTCCCTTAAATTGTTGACGCTGCTTTCACTGCATTGCAGTAATTCAGCAACGTCTTTTATCGTATAAACAACAGGATTCATTGTTTTTCATCTTCATAAATAACTTTTGTATGACTACTTACTAAAGGATGCCGTGCATTACGTTCGCTAAGGAATGCTTCATTATCACGAATAGTTACTTCACGATAATTTCCATCTTTAGTCGCCTTATTCTTTAAAAGTGCAGTGATTACTTTAATAGGCCCTTGTAAACATTCTTCAAAAGTCTGTTCAAAACTTGCGGATTCTATTGATTGTTTAGAATCCGGATATTTTTGATCTAGTACTTCATATTGTCTGATTAAATCAGGAAGTATCTGCGTTGGTGTAGAGCCATCTGTCATCAAAGTTAATATGTATTTTTTAAGTTCTGTTTTAATTTCGTGCATGATTTTCTCCTTTTAAAAATTATGAGCTCCATACTGGAATTCTTGATTCAATTTTTGCCATTCTATCTGCTTCACGACATTTTTTAATTTTGCCATGGATAGACTTTCTAAATAATCTGCTTGTATGCCGCTTTGCGAAATAATCTTTAATGATCTTTCGCCAATATTGTCCATACTCAGCATTACGACCAGCCCAACCGAATACAGTTGATGTGTTTCCATAGACTCTATTTGCTATGGATAAATCTTGTTTGTTTTGTACTAGCATGTCCACACTCCTTTGCATTACCTTTTAAATATTATTGATGTGATTTTAAATCACTATACTTTTTAAAAAAAATAGACTTAACCTCAAGGTTTGATAAATGTAAGATTTCTGTTAATTTTGCAATTTCAGATGCCGTAAATTCGGTTACTCCATTGATTTTATTGTATAGTGTGTATCTTGTAATATTAAGCTGATTTGCTATCCACGAGATACGAAATCCTTTTTCAATAATCACGTCTTTTAAACTCTTCATCTATTCACCCCCTTTTGAAACGTGATTTTTAATCACATCTATAATATACCCTAAGGGTGATTATGTGTCAACAATAAATTACAAAAATGTTGATTTTTTTTCACATATATAATATATTTACTTTGTAAGGGGCATTAAAAAGAAAGGTAAAACCCATGAAACTATATGCCAATATCAAAGCTTTACGAGAAAAATTAGAACTATCACAAGAAGAATTAGCTCGTCAAGTAGGATATAAAGATAGAACAAGCATTGCTAAAATTGAAGCTGGGAAAATTGATATACCACAATCTAAAATTTATGCATTTGCAAAAGCCTTGCATGTTTCTCCAGAAGAGTTAATGGGCTTAAATAATGATTCATATTACATAGATCCGGAGGTGGCTGAATACGCAAATAGATTGAAGGACAATCCTGATATGCGATTGTTGTTTGATGCAGCTGAGGATATGTCAAAAGATGATATTGATTTTGTTGTTAATTTAATTGAGGGATTAAAGAAACGTGAGGGAAAGTAGAATGAAGAAGTTATTAATATTAATTTATATATTATTTATTCCTTTATCATGTAGTGCAATTTCTTTAAATGAATTGCGTAATAATCCAAATCAGTATACATTAGTGTATTCAGACCAAATGCATGAAGCGTATGTTGATAATTCAACGATTGTTGTATCAAGATATAATCCGCCATATTATGCTATTAACACTACTGTATATTCTATATGGTACGATGAAAACAATATTGTAGAAGCGAATCAGACTTCTTTTTTTAATTATGATAGAAGTTTAAAAATGTTAGCATTAAAATTTGGAGAAGTTAATGATTTAGCAAGAGAATTTACAAATGATAATGGGGTAAAGTTTAAAATAAATACTTTAATTCGGTATGATTTAAATGGAAATAAAATTTCCTCTATATCTTCTTTCCCATTTGGGAAATCCCCTTCTGGTAAAGCTCCTATATATTCTCCGAGTTACGAAGTTGCAATGTATATATTTCATAAATCATATAATATGTATTTTAACGAACCTTTATCTAATTAATTCTATCAGGGGAGAGTGTTGTTATGTCTATTAACTTGATCTATACGCAATTAAAGAAAACACAAACAGCAGTAGTACGCCTTAACGAAGATGGCAGTCATTCTATACTGGTTAATTTAAATAAGCCTTTTGATGCTCAACGAGTTAGTATACTACACGAATTAGGACATATTAAACACAATGACTTTCATTCTAAAGAACATATCAATCTAATAGAACGGATTGCTCATGATAGAGAATTAGATGAAGATATAGATGAGGAATTCTTTTATCACGTGGTTAATAGCAAGGACGTGTAACTATGCAATGCAATATGACGGTTCGCAAAAAAGATGGCAATTACCAAATAATTGTCAGCTATAAAGACGGTATAAAATGGAAGCAAAAATCCAAACAGGGTTTTGCTACTCAAAGGGAAGCAAAACTTTATGGGCAAAAAATTATTGAGGAATTAAAAAAGACTGTCACCAATCCACTTGATGACAGTCTTAAAAATATTACATTTATTGAATTGTGTGAATTGTATATGCGGGAAAAGATTGGTATATCAGAAAATACAAAATTAGTATATCAATATATCATTAAAAATCTATCTGTATTGCATCAAAAACGTGTTAGGGATATATCACATCAGATAATATTCAAAACGCTCTCTGACATTGAATTTGCCAATCGTACAAAGAATATGCACATCACTTTCCTAAAGTCTATTTTTAATTTCGCTATTAAACCATATCGAATTATACGATCTAACCCTGTAGCAGATATTAAACGTTTTACAACTAAAACATATAAATCATTAACAACTTTTACCATGGATGAAATGGATTTATTGTTAAAAACATATATAGATAATAAAAAGCTATATACCCTACTATGCATTGCTCGATATACAGGGGCTAGATATGGAGAAATTTTAGCCCTAACATGGCTTGATATAGACTTGGCTTATAATACCATTCGAATTAACAAACAATGGTCTAGGACGTCAAATAACACATTCGGAGTAAAGGAACCGAAAACAAGAAATAGTATTCGAACTCTTCCTATTCCACCTATTCTATCAAATATATTATTAGAGTATAAATCAATCTCTAATACCGAGCGATTATTTAATATTAATACTAGCAGTACTGGTAATGTTAATTATGCTATTAGAACGATAGTTCCCAATAAAACTATCCATGCATTTCGTCACACCTATGCAACAACACTTCTTGCGAATGGTGTTGATATTAAAACAGTAGCAAGTTTACTTGGTGACAATATCAATACTGTAATGAATGTCTACGTCCACTATTCAGATGAGATGCGCAAGAACGCCGCACAGGATGTATCAAAAATTTTTGGATGAATTTTTGACGAATTTGTGACGAAATAAAAATAAACCTTATAATATCAAGGCTTATTAGTTTAAATCTCATATCTAACTTATTATAACGAAAAAG